AAGGGCATCAGCTCCTTGGAAACAAAATCGCTATCTGGATACAAACTGGGGGGTCAATTTATCTGAGTAGAGGGGGGTCAATTTAAGTGAGCGCTATAGGCGGCAAACACGAGCGTCAGAATGAACAGACAGACACTGCAAACAAGAACTCTTTTCACGTAGTTTCTCCTGTAATGTCGGTGGCTTTGGATGTGCCGCCCGATCGGTGGAAAATCACTTCTGAAAACTTTTCAGGAGTGTTCGTCGCGCTCCGCGAATGAATGGGGGCCGGGGTCCGGGATCGAACCGGAACCCGTCGCTTACAGGGCGACCGCTCTGCCGAATTGCGCTACGCCGGCATGAGTCCCGCGCGGCGGGCGTTCATCGCCTGGGCCTCGGCGACCCGGCGGGCAAACTCGTCGTACCCGAAGATCGTGGCGCCGCGCAGGTCGAAGTAGGCGCCCGTCGTTCCCTGCGCCTCGATCATGTTGGGAATGGTTTCGCCCGATCCGGGCTCCGGGGACACGGGCTCTTCGTTCCCCGGCGTCTCCGGGACCGGGACAATGTCCTTGGTGGCGGTTTTGATCTCTTCAATTTTGGCGAGGATCTTGTCGAGTTCGGCGATCGCCGCGGCCGCCGCCGTCTGGAAAGCGGTCTGGATGTTCGTGCTCACCACCGTGAACTGGTCTTCGATCGGCTTCGTGATGTCGGTGACCTGCTTCGTGATGTCCCCGGCGGCCTTTTTCAGGATGTCGAGGATGCCGGTCCGCTCCGTGCGGAAGGCGGCGTCCATCGCGGCCTTGGTGCCGGCGAGCAGCTGGTCGGTGACGGTGTTGAAACCCTGGCCGTACCGGGTGACGGCGGTCTCGCCGGCACTGCCGCCATACTGCAGGAGCGCCTGTTCGAGCAATCCGCCCTGGAGCAGCTTGCCCGACTGCTGGAACTGCTTCACGGCATCGTCCCAGCCGGTCTCCATTTTCAAGAGGCCCGTGATCTTTGTCAGGCTCTCGGGAGCGATGCCTGCGCCCGTGAGGGCGTCGATGACCGACTGGTCCATCGTCCCTGACATAAGCTTCTGGATCGCCGTCTGCTCGGGCAGGAACTTCGTGAGCTCATCCGACAGCTGCTGGATAAACCCGAGCGAGGACTTCAGGCCGGGAAGGTCCGCAGCCTTGTCCAATGCCGACAAATCGCCGCCGAATTGCTGGAAGAGGTTGCGCAGATCAGGAAGGATCTCGCCCGTGTCTCGGAAGTGCTGGACCATCTCCGCGAAGTAGTTGTTGAGCTTGACGAGTCCCGACACCTCGGTGAACTTCGAGATGTCCCCGCCGAGTTCCGTGATCTTCGCCGCGAACTCGTCCGTGATGTCGCCCGTCTTGAGGAAACGGTCATACATTGTCTCGACTGCAGGAATCATCCCGGATATCCCGTCCCGCAGGCTCTTGAGGCCGTCGAGCAGGGGCTTGATCTCCAGGGCTTTCCTTGCAAGCGCGAGCTCATCGGCGAAGGCCGAAGACGATTTCGCCGCCTCGTCGAGGGCGTCCGCGTTCTTCTTCAGGAAGTCCGCGAACTCGTCCGAGACCGTCTTGGTTTCCTCGAACTGCTTGTAGAGGTTCTGGAACTCGCCCGCGGTTTTCTTGGTCTGGTCCCCGAGCATCGTGAGCTTGGATTGCCAGTCGGGGACGTTCTGGTTCAACGCCTGCGAGTCCTTGAACGCGGCTTTGAAGGCCTCATCGAGGGCCGTCCAGTCGCCCGTCAGTTCGCCCAGCTCGTACTGCTTCCGGAAATCGAAGGTCCCCCATGCCGTCTTGACTGCTTCGAGAGACTTCAGGAACTCCTGCGTCTTGCCCTGAGCGGCAGACAGGGGTCCTGCCACCTCGGCCAGGAACTTCGAGCTCGATTCGATATCCTTGCGGATGGGATAGGACTGGCTCTCCGAGATCCCCACTCCTTCAAGCCATTTCTTGAAGTCGTCCGGCGACATGCTGATGCCGCCGAAGTCCCGTCCGAGCTCCATCGCACCAGCCTGGTAGGCGTTCTTGCCCTTGACCGCGCCGACCAGAGCCTGGATTCCTTTGGCAAGAGCCCCCGCGGCCGCCCCGATCGCAGCCCCGATGGCCGTGCCGATGACCGGAACCACCGATCCGATTGCGGCGCCGATCGCCGCGCCCCCGCCGATGGCCTCAGCCCAGCCCCGGACCCCTTTCTGGCTGAACGAGTCGAGGAACGCCGCCGTGCCGCCGGCCATAAGTCCGCCCTGGATAAGGGAACCTGCCGTGCCGCCCACGCCGAATATGCCGCCCGTGCTTCCGCCCTTCACCATGTCGAGCGTCGGGCCGACGAAGCCTGGCGAACCCTGCGCCCCGGGATACTCGACGGGCGAATAGGCCTGAAGGAGCGGGTTTCCTGCCGCGAGGATCCCCGAGATGCTCGGCCCGGCTTCAGCCGGGGTGGTGGCGGCTTTGAGCCAGTCCGGCAATCCGCTCCCGGCCGTCCCCAGGAGGTTCCCCCAGGAACCGGCCTCTGGGACCGGGTTCGACCCGGATGCCTTTTTGCTTCCAGGGTTGAAGAGTTTCTCGAAAAGGGAATCGATGACCTTTTCGATGGACGTTTGCAGCGGCTTGAAGAGCCTTTCCATGACGATCCGGAGCGTCGATTCGGCAAGGCTCGTGAAGAACTCCTTGACCGCGCTGCCGAGGCTCTTCCAGTGCACGATCGAGTCGGCCACCTTTTTTCCGAAATCGTTCACGACCGTGCTGATCTGGTTTCTGATCTCCTGGGCGGCTGCGATGATGTCCTTTTTATGCTCCTTCAGGACCTCAGCGCCCTCGAGCTTCGCCAGGATGGCCAGCTGCTCGTTCTCGGCAGTGGCGAGTTTCGACATGTCCTCGAGCGCCTTGCTCCGCAGCGGGTCCGACGGATCGAGCTTGTTGATCTTATCCATCAGCTCGGCGCGGATCTGCGTGAACTTCACCCGGGTTTCTTCCGCGCGGATCGCAAACTGCAAGTGGATCTTCTCGACTTCTATCTGCTCGCGCTGGGCCTTGTTCATCGGAACGACGGTCCCGACAATCTGCTCCTGCAGGCGCAGCTGCTCGAGCTTCGAGGTCGTGGCGGCTTTGTCGATCGCATTCTCGGCCGCGGCATACTCCCTGAGGCGTTTCAGGATGTCCTCGTCGGCCTTCTTCAGGCCTGCGTCGATGTCCTTCTTGCTGGGGACGATCGCGGCATGGCCGATCCGGTCGATGTCGGCCTGGATCTTTGCCGTCTCCGCCATGTCGTGGTTGATGGACTTGAGGGCCTTCTCGCTTTCGGTGATCTGGTGGAGGATCTTCTCGCGTGCTGCGACAGTGTTCCCCAGCGCGGCCAGTTCCTTGTCATCTGCAAGCGTGACCGCCGCGACCTGGCCGGAGATGTGCTCCAGGAGCTGTTTCTGTTCGGTCAGCTGCGCCACTTTCTCTTCATTGGCAGTGACCTGGGCCTGCAGCCATTCGAGGTTCTCCCGCGATTTCTCCCCGGGATCGGCGAGGGCCGCCTTGAGCGAGTCGATCTGAGCCTTTGCCGCTTCGATTTGCTTTTTGAGCGCATCCGAAGGCGCGAGGCTCGACGCATCAAGCGGCTTCAGTTCCCGGATCTTCTCGATCCATTCCGAGAGGCCCTTGGTCGCTTCCTCCCGTGCCTTGATCTCCTCCCGGATCGCAAGCACCGCGTTAAGCGCCTTCTCCTTTTCCGTGTGGCTCAATCCCTTCTCGATCGCCGTGTTGAACTTCTCCTGTGCATCCTGCAGTTTTAGAAGGAGATCGACGTTTTCCTTGCCCTGGGATAGAAGCTTCAGGCGCTCGTTGTAGAGTTCCTCCTCCTTCATGCGGGCAAGGCCCGCGGCATCGGCCGATTTCTTGCCGGCCTCTTCCTGCTTCTTTGATCCCTCGATAGCGGCGTCTGTGGCCTCCTTGATCCTCATTTGCATGGAGGCAAGCGAGGCGCTTTGCATGCCGGCGCCCTTTGCGAGGTTCGCAGCCAGGAGCTTCCAGAAATCCCCGGTGAAAATGTCACTGACTGCGAGAGCGGTCTCTACGGCAGCCTCCTTGGCGACGGTCTTGACCGTGGCGAAGCGCGCGGCGAGGATGTCCAATTTCTGGTCGAGCTTCATGGCCTGGTCGATCGCGACCTTGTCCATGACGGCCCCGGTGTCCTCGAGCTGCTTTGCCAGTTCGAAGAGGTTCTCCTGCGAGTTCAGGAGCAGCGGTGCGAGTTCCTGGTTGCGCCTGCCGAGGACAGCGGCGGCAACCTGGGCGCGTTCCGCGGGATCTTCAATGGCGAGCAGTTTCGTCCTGAGTTCACCCAGGAGGTCGATCGCGGTCTTCGACTTGCCCGAGGCGTCTTCCAGTGAGATGCCGAGCGACGTGATCCCTTTGGTGAACTCGCCGCCGGTCCCGAACTTCCCGAGTTCCCTGTTGATCTTCGAGACCGCCGAAACGACCGTTTCGCCGCTCACCCCCATGAGCTCGGCAGCCTTCTGCAGGCTCTGGACGCGCTCGACGCCGATCCCGGTACGCAAGGAAAGGTTCGTGATCTGCTCCGCTTCTTCCGCCGCACTTTCAGCGACCTTGAAAATGGCAACACCCGCCGCAATGGCAGCCGATGCGATTCCCATGAGGCCGACTGCCGCCGGACCCAGCTTTTCGGCAAAGCCTCCGATCCCTTCCTTGGCGGCCGACACAGGGCTCTGAACGAAGCTGGTGAGTGTCTTGCCCAGGCTTTCGATGGAGAAACCGCCGCCCTTGGCCGCATTCGCGAGGTCGGCGTATTTCTGAACAAGCGGATCGATCGCCTGGCTGTGCGATTTGGCGGTTTCGGCGGCAGCCTTGATCTGGCCGCCCATGACCGCAATGATGTCGCCGCTCGATTTGCCTGCAGCTTCGAGAAGCTTGAGCTTCTCGGTCAGGAGGCCTGTCGGGTTGAGGGCTTCATTGAACGAGGCAAGGAAGGACTGGCCAGCGCGCTTGACGTCGAGACCGGCATTCTTGGCCATGTCCACGGCCTGGCGCAGGTCGGCCTGGAGCCGGTCGGTGTCGCCGCCGATCTCATAAAAAAGCCTGCCGATGGTGGGCATTTTACTTTCCGAGTTCCTGCTCGATCACTGCCTGGAATGCGGCGATGCCAGCTTCCATGGCCTGCGATTCCACGCTCGCGGAAGCGGTTTCGAACCACGGCCTGGCCGGCTGTCCCTTGCGGCCGAAATTGTAGAAGTATCCGTAGAAGCCCTTGCGCTTTTCCGGGCCGACCAGCAGTCGCCTGCGCGCCGATCCCGTGAGAGCTTTCCGGTTCACGCTTTCATAAACAATGACGCTCTTGGCGAGCTGTCCCGTGCGTTGAGGCGCGGATGCTTCGACAGCCTGCCTGATGACCTGCGCCGCGGCGTCCTCGGCCGCCTGGATCGCGCGGTCGAGCACATCCTTGCAGATATGCTCGGTGTTGCGCCTGAGCTCCTCGAATCCCTGGATTTCAATGCCTGCCATAGTCGTCCGGTCGCTCGCGGCGGGCGAATCCGTCGCAGCGGCACCAGCCGCCGGCGCGGCGCTCATCCCAGCGCATGCATCCGAAGGCACGGTGATGCTCGTAGCGGGGATGCCCGCAGCGGCAGGTTTCCTCGTAGTCGATGCGCAGGGATGTTCGATCCGGCCCGTGTTTCATGCCTTTGCCCTCTGAAGCTCGGTCACGAGCCGCATCGACTGCATCATTTTCTGCCATTGGGGAACCGAAGGAGACCCGCCTCCTGCTTCCAGCCGAAAATACGCGATCCACTCCAGGTACTCCGAGTAGGTGAGCGTCTGCTCGAGTTCCGCGACCGTGCGCCCGAGGGTCTCGGCTAAACGGAATCGAGCCCGTCGCTCGGGGCGCTCAACAAGTTTTTTTCCAGTTCCTTGCGGGAGTCTTCCGTGAGACCGGACAAAGCGAGGATGGCGTCCTGCAGGCGCAGGAACGCGCTCGCTGCCTTGCTCATCAACGGCTCGAGGTCCACCGCCTCAAACAGCGGAGCGCCCTGCTCGTCGCATACGGACCACTGCACCAGGCGCAGCGTGCAGTTCTTCATGCGGTCGACGACGGAGGCTTTCTCGTATTTGGTACCGAGGTCGGCCAGCTTCGCCTGCTCGTGAATAGTGAGTGGCCGGATGAATACCGATCCTCCCCATTCCGGAACTTCCACTTCCTTCAGGCGCGGCGCGGTTGCGAGGATCTGTTGTTTCGTAAGGGTCATGATCTAACTCCAGAATTGCTTGTGATGGGGGGACGGTGTGGAAAACTTTTCCACACCTGATTCGATTAGACTTACGGCATCGACCTGGAATCAGCTCCAGGTCACGGGGCCGGTGACGCGCAGGGTTACATTGAGTTCAAGGGCGCCCGCGATCGGAGCGCCGGGGCTGATGTTGGCCACGTACGCGGCAAACTTGGCCTTGGTAGCGCCGGTGTCCGGGAACACCAGCTCGAAATTCCGCAACGTTCCGTTCTCGTAGTCCTTCAGGAGTCCCGTGGTCGAGAATCCCTGCGTCTCGTCATCCGGCAGGAAGTTACACTTGAAAGTCACGTCGCCCGAATTCTTGAACGTGGGCTTATACTCGCGGTAGCCGCTCGCCGACTGCTGGTGCGTGAACTCCGCGAACTCGCGGCTCAGCACGGGGCCGTTGATGTCCTTGACCTCCGCGATCGCCGTGAACACCTCCGGGGTGGCGCCGTCGCCGATTTTCAGTAAGGTCCCCAAACCGATTACTCCGTCGCTCATGTCTGTCTCTCCTGGTAATGAATCGTGAATCGCATTGAAACGTTGAAAGTCTGCGTGTCCGGGTCGCGGCTGCGCCCGGCGCCATCGAAGAACACCCCCACAACGGGGATGCCATTGAAGGATCCGCGGTAGCCGTCAAGCGCCGCGCACATCTGTTTCATGACGGCCACGGTTTCAGCTGCCGTGTCCGCCCAGATGTCAAATCGGTAGATCGCCTGGCGCAGCGCCGACGGCCCCTGCTGGGTGGGCATCGAGCGGTCGTCCTCGAGTGAGTAGGCGATCGCAGGCAACTCCTCGTCCTCCGAGAAGTAATCCGGGTGCAAACGTGTGCCTATGAGCACGGCCAGGCCGGAATGGGATGTCAGGTGGTCGAAGATTCCTTCGTCGAGTGTCATAAGGTCTCGCTGCACATCAGGACTATTTCTCGGTTACGCTCTCCGACATTGAGGACCGATTCGATCTCGAAGAGCCTCGTTCCCCAGGCGATGCGCATCTTGTGGGTGATGCCGGCAATATGTCTCATCCTGATCTTGTGGCTCACAGTGGCCTGTTCCCGTTGCTGTGCGAAGTATTCCTTGCCGATGAGCGGCTCTACCGAAGCCCACGTGGTGGCGAATGTCTCCCAGGCGGTCAGGATGGCGCCGTCTGCTCCCTGGGTTTCCGCAGGCTCTTCGATCGTGACCCTGCAGCGCAGCGGACCCGCGCGCATCATTCCACCGACAAGGCCCGATACGGCCAGAGCAGCCGCTCGGAAAGGGAGAGCATGGATATGGCTTGACCGACGACGACATCCTCGCGGTTTTCGTACAGGTTCGAGACCTCGATCAGGATCCCCTGCCTGATCGCCTGCGGGACATCCTCGCCTGCATCGCCGTACCCGGCTGTGAATTGGATGATGACGCTATTGATCGAGCACCGCGTGATGGGCCAGAACCGGTTCCACGCAAGCGCCACGCGCCCGATCTCGTTCGACGAGGCGTCGGCCACGTAGTCTTCCGGCGCGATTGTCTGAACATTCCCCGCCGTGTCGATGTACTTGATGGACTCGACCGACTGAAGAGGAGGCCTCGGCAGGTCGATTACCGAGGTCGCGTAAATCCGAGCCGGGCTTGCGGGAAAGCCGTCGAGGGTGTACTCGAAAACCTGCGTGATCAGCGCGCGCCGCAGGAAAAGCTCGACCCGTTCCCGCGCAGCCGTGACGAGTGCCGACACATAAGCGTCGTCCGCATCACTGTCCAACCGCAGATGGGCTTTCGCTTCTTCGAGCGTGACGGGTTCGACCTCGGGCAGCGTGACAAGTTTCAGTCCCACTATTTGCCCTCGACCTCGCAGCTGACTGTGGATTCGATCTGCTCCGCAAACCCCTCGCGGATCAGGATGGATTCAATCTCGGCGGGAAGTACGAGCGTCATGCCGGCCTGCAATTCCCAGGAAAGCAGCGGTTTGATGGGCCGCACGCTGCGGCCTTGCTGGATTTCCATCGGCACGACGATCCGTATCAAGACGATGGTTACGGCGTCTTGCGCGCCTTGGCTTCCGGACGTACTGCCCGGCTGCCCGGCTGAACCGCCGCCGTTTCAACAGCGGACAGCTCAACCTTTGGCAGCGCGGCCGGGCGGGCAACGGGCTCGGCATACCCGCCGGCGATCAGCGCCCGGGCTTCCTCGGGGGAAACCTCAATCACCGATCCCGGCGGGAAGACGCCTTCCGGCCCCGCCATCAAAGTAATCAGGCGGATTTTCATCGCCTATGCCGTCCCTTCGTCGGGGGAAACCAACAGTTTCGTCGATTTGACGGTTGTGTCGGTCGCAACCGGCTCGACGCGCGGGCTGTAGAGAAGCGCGATCACGCCGTCGATCACGGCGTTGGCCGTGCCGCGTTTCACGACGCACCGGACATAGCGTTTCTGGGGGCGGAAGACATCCGTCACCAGGCACTTGTTGCCATCCGTGTCGGCCAGGGCCGTATGCAGACTCCCGGCCAGGTCGGCCATGTCGGAACCGTCTGCAAGGCTGCCCTGCTGCACTTTCAGGTTCGTGACCTGGGTGGCAGTGAGGGCACCGAAAAGCGCCACGAACTGCACCCCCTCGAAACCCTGCATGTCGACCACCGAGCCGTTCTGATCGGTCGTGCCCGCGGCCACGCCATTAAGGACTCGGGCCGCTTTCACTGCTTTGCTGAGATTCATGTCTGTCTCCTTATGCGTTGTATTAGGCCGAGAAGGCTATCCCGGCCCCTTTTCCGTGCAACTGGTTATCCGAGCTTCACTCGGACGAAGGCTTCCGAGAGCACCGGCTGCGCGTCGCACTCCATGCGGCCGATGTATCCGACCTGGTTCGACTCGGCGTAGAGCTCCTTGAGCACCTGGATGGAAAACTCCATCGAGTCCGCGATCCAGTAGAACGAGAAGTCGCCGATGATGCCGACGTACAGTCCCGTTGTGAACGTGTTCGGGGCATACTCGGACATGAAAAACGGCAGCTCCAGGATCGTATCCGGCTTGTCGCCGACCAGGCCCGGCTGCCACAAGTACTGGTCGTTCTTGTCCTTCAGCTTCCGGATGCCGCTGATGGCGTCGCGGTGGAAGATCCAGCGCGCGGTCTTCTGGTACTGGGCCTTCAGCGCGTACTTTGCGTTGATCAGGCCGTCGGCTCCGATCGCAGTCGCGCCGTTTCCCGTTGCGACATCGCGGTCGGTGTTGATTCCATTCGGGCTGGCCGTAAAGACGCCCAGGGGCTGGCCCGCGCCAGAACCGGTCATGAACGCCTTTTCCTGGGTGATCCCGAACTTGTAGGCGAGCTGGTCGCGGACGATCTGGTCGGCCGGGAGCACGGAGTTGTTGAGCAGGAAGGTCGAAACCAGGATCCGCTTCGCCGCTGGGTGCGGATGAAGTTCGCGCTTGGCGAAGGCCATCGCGGTATCCGGGGTCCCCGTCTTGAGTTCCACGGTCCAGTCGGCGTCGTCCGGGCGCGTCTGGAGGACCGGCACTCCCAGGCTCATGGCGCTCTGGACCGGGATCACGGTCGAAAGCGGGCGGATGAAGACCTGGTCGCGCAGGGCCTCGATCAGCTTGTTGACAAACTGCTCCGGGGCGACGAGGTAGCCGCCTCCGACCTGGCTGTCGGCCTGGAGCGCCCGGTGTTCGCTCGGGCGATAGCCGCGGCAGAGCATGTCGCTGAACTGCGAGCGATACTCCCCGGATGCGCGAGGGTTAGCGTTTCTTTCCCCGACCGCCGCCGGTTCGGGCATGCGGCCCGGCTCACGGTCGAACGATTCAAGCTCGCGGTCAAGCTTCTGCTGCCTTTCCTCGCGCTCGATTTCGGCCCTGAGCTTCTCCTGGTCGGCTTCCATGCGGGAGTACTGGTCGTTTTCCTCGGCGGTGAGCTCGCGCTTTTCCGCGTCGGCCTTGTCCGTCAGCGCCCGCATGTCCTTGATGATTGCGCCCCGCCGTCTGCGGAGCTCGTTCAGATCCTTCATTGGATTGT